GCGTGACTCGATTACTTACAGTATTGCCGCGTTAAGCGTCGAGCTCGGGATTGCGCCTAAAGAATTTATAGAGATGGACCCTAGAATGCTAGAGGCCATAGTGCAGGTCCTACGGGATAGAGCAAAGGAGATTAAAAATGCCAGTAGTCGTAAACGGCGTTAAAGAGCTCCAAAAGGCTATGACTAAAGTAGATCCGGCGCTAAACAAAGAGATGCAGAAAAATATAAAAGCAGCTATGGTAATCGTACAAAATAAGGCCCGGGGTTACTTGCCTGCTAATGATGATGTACTAACTGGCTGGGCTAAAAAAACTTCATCAGCCGATACTATCAATTACAGGCCGTTTCCTACTTACGATTATGAGCAGGCCCGTAAAGGTATTATTTATAGATCAGGACAAAATCGCCGAAACGACAGAGGATTTAGAGCATCTTTCTACGTTGCCAATGTTACTGCGCCAGGAGCTATATTTGAAACTGCCGGGCGTCTAGGAGTACCCGAAGGCAAAGGGTCACTCAATCCAAATGCGCCGGCACAGTTTAACGCCGCAGCCGAATTTTTAAGCAGTATGAAAGGTCAGGGTAAACAGCGCGGCCGTGTTATTTACAAGGCCTGGTATGAGGAAAACAATAAGGTAATACCTGCAGTAGTTAAAGCCATCGACACCGTAGCTGTTAAGTTTATTAAGGATACCGAGATTAGGAAGGCCGCATAATGCCTAATTTAATTGTATCGGCGGTCAGTACCTTTGATAACAGAGGATTAAAAAAAGGTAAAAAAGAAATATCTACTTTTGAAAAATCAGTAAAAAGTTTAGGTAAGACTTTTGCCAGTGTATTTAGTGCGGCTTATATTGTTAATTACAGTAAAAAGGCAGTAGCCGCATTCGTCGCTGACGAAAAAGCAGCTAAGTCTTTAGAAATACAATTAAAAAATACAGGCTTTGCTTTTTCATCGCCGGCGGTAGAGCTTTATATTAGTAACCTGCAAAAAGCGACCGGCGTCCTCGATGACCAATTGAGGCCGGCCTTTCAGCAGCTACTGACCGTAACTGGCTCAATCACCAAAAGCCAGAAAGCCTTAAACGTGGCTTTAAATGTCAGCGCTGCTACCGGTAAATCTGTCCAAGAAGTCAGCGCGGCCTTATCACGTGCTTATGCCGGTAACACCACGGCCCTAAGTCGATTAGGTGCAGGCATTAGTAAAACCACATTAAAGGCCGGTGATATGGATGAGATATTGGCCGAGCTCAATGACAAGTTCGCCGGACAAGCCCAGGCCAGATTAGCTACCTACGCAGGCAAGATGGACCTGTTAAAGGTTGCCAGCGAAAATGTAAAAGAGGAAATAGGTAAAGGCATATTAGGTGCGCTTGCAGCTTTAGGTGAAGATACTAATATAGAAAAAACAACAAAAAAGATGGAAGACCTAGGCAAACAAACCAGTGACACTATTCTTGGTATTGGAGTATTGGCTAAAACTTTAGGCGATATACCAGGTTTAGGAATGGTAGGCCGAGCCTTCTATGAAACCAGTACAATCGGATTATTAGCCAGGTTAGGCAGAGAAAATGCCCCGGCTCGAAAATTACCTGCAAATGAACAAAGATCCGCCGGCCGTATATCTGCTCAACAATTCAGACAAGAAAAAAGATTAGCCGATGCTTTGGCTAAAGCCCGAGCCGAGGAACTTAGATTACTTGGATTAAAAAATGCTATTGAAAATAAAAACGTAGCAGAATTACAGAAAAAATTTGATCTTGAGCGCATAGGAATCACAGCGGCTTTAAACAATGCAACCGACTCAGAAACAAAATTACGCTTACAGGCTCAATTAGCGATTTTAGATAATAACGAGGCTTTGGCTAAAAAGTTATTAGCTGAAATGGAAGCAGCAGAGGCCTTAAAGAAATTAGCCGAACAGGCTGCGGCTGCCGGTAAATCGTTACAAGACTTCGCACTGATATCTGTCCGTAACTTGATAGCCAGAATAAACGCACAAATAGAAGCTATCAACGCTTTAACTTCAGGCGGTAAAACTGCGGCCAGCGGAAATAATGGAAACGTTCCATTTATGCCGCCAGCAATAACGCCTTACGATCCGCTTTCAGGTCTGCAAATTACTACAGAGGATTTAGCAGCTACTGGTTTCAGATACGATCCACTATCGGGACTTAGACCTACTGCCCAAGATATTCGAATCACGGTAGACACAGCCCAGACCGGCGATAGATTTGCCCAGTTAGTAGCTGAAAGTATCCAGGTGGCAACCAAGACCGGAATATCTTACGGAGTAGCAGGCGGCTTGTAATGGCAGTACCTACCGTAAACGCAATTATTAACTTCTCGACCGGCCCGGCATTTGCCCAGGCGATGATCCTCGACCAAGGCATTTTGGGTACTAACGTGTTAGCCGATTCGGCTGCTGTGATCGTAGACGTGTCTAACCAGATTAATCGAATAGAAACTAAGCGCGGCCGTAACGCTTTAATAGATCAGTTTCAAACCGGCACTTTAACTCTTCGTATTGTCGATCAGAATGGCGACTTCAATCCCCAGAATCCAGCGTCACCCTACTTCGAGCTACTGACACCCATGAAAAAGGTTCAAATTACAGCTACCTACTCAGGCGTTACGTACCCTATATTTGCAGGATTTATTACAAGTTATGTAACTACCTACCCTAAAGAAGCCGACAGCGACGTCGCTATTACCACTATACAGGCCGTAGACGCCTTCAGATTGGCCCAAAATGCCCAGATTAGTACTGTAACCGGGGCAACGGCTGGCGACCTATCAGGGACCCGTATAAACGAGATTTTAGATGAGATTGACTGGCCAGCCAGTATGCGTGACGTCGATGCCGGGCTAACTACCCTACAGGCGGACCCGGGTACACCGCGCACTTCTTTAGCTGCATTGGAAACCGTAACCCAGTCCGAGTACGGGGCCTTATACGTAGACGCCAGCGGATCCTTTGTATTTCAAGACCGGGCAGTTACCGCTGGCTCGATAGGAGCTACCCCGACCTTATTTGCCGATGATGGCAGCGGTATTTACTACCAAGATGCAGCCTGGGTGTTAAATGACGTACTGGTATTTAATAAAGCCACCATTACCAGATTAGGCGGTAGTCCACAGGTCGCAATCAATCAGGCCAGTATTGATAAATATTTCGCACACAGTTATTACTTAGACGGGTTATTGATGCAAACCGACGCCGTGGCTTTGGATTATGCCCAGGCTTACGTGGCAAGCCGGGCTGAAACTTCCATCCGGGTAGATGCCATAGTCCTAGACCTTTATACGCCTAACTACAACGCCGGGATTATTGCCGCTTTAGATCTTGATTTCTTTGATCCGATAACCGTAATGACTACCCAGCCGGGCGGATCGACCCTGGAAAAAACCTTACAAATTTTCGGTGTTGCCAATACGATAACGCCGAATAGCTTCAAAACCATATTTACTACCCTGGAGCCAGTTATCGACGCGCTGATTTTGGATAACAGTATTTATGGAAGGCTCGACTACAATGTACTCAGTTATTAAGGAGAAATTATGGCCGCAGGTTTAGGATTTAAGGACTTCCAGACTGGTGAGGTTTTGACCGCCGGCGATGTCGACGGGTATTTGATGCAGGGTATTTGGGTATTTGCAGATTCCGCAGCTAGAGATGCAGCCGTTACATCACCACAAGAAGGTAACTTTGCTTTCTTAAAAGATACAAATACAACGACTTATTACACAGGATCAGCCTGGACTAATTTAGATACCACAGGCATGGTAAATCCAATGACCACTACCGGCGATACTATTTACGCATCAAGTGGATCAACACCAGCCAGACTTGGAATAGGCAGCACTGGACAAGTGCTTACAGTGTCCGGCGGCGTGCCAAGTTGGGCTACTCCTGCTGGTGGTGGTGGTCAAACATTATTAGAAACAATTACATTATCCGGCGCCAGTGTTACAAGTTCAACCATATCCGGATCTTATAATGATTTAGTTTTAATAATTCAAAATTTCAGACCTGTCAATAATGGTGCTCATTTACAAGTTAGAATTAACAGTGATTCAAATACTAGATACATAAATCAAAATTTTATGCCACAAACTTACAATGTAGGATTCTCAGAAACTGCTTGGATTATATTATTAGGTCAAAATAATAATGCATCTACTCAATCCTTAGGTTATGTATCAATTCCAAGTTATTCTAACACTACTACTTGGAAAGCTGCATACTCATTTGGTGCAACAAATGGAGATACCACTTCAACCAATGTAACATCTAATATGTATAAGAGTTACTATAATCAAACTGGCGCAATCACAAGTTTAACATTTCTTGCAGATTCTGGAAATATGACTTCAGGATCAGTTCTAATATATGGGGTGAAATAATGACTAGACCAACAGTAAGAATCTATCAAGGTGATGGCGAATATATCGACAGAGAAATGACCGATGATGAATTTGCACAATATGAAAAAGATCAAGCAGATTCAATTATTAGACGACAAGCTGCCGAAGCAAAAGAAGCAGCGCGCCAAGCAATTCTTGATCGTTTAGGTTTAACTGCCGATGATTTAAATACAATTTTAGGCTAATGACCCTGCGTAGCTCTAATGGCTGGGTGGCGTCAAAGGATCCAGAAGCCATAGGCATAAAGAGTTACCCGGTACCTGGCACAAAGATTAAACTTCGATGTGCCGAAGCCGTGGCTCCGTTACTAATTGGCTTTGCCAAAGAGTTTCACGAGCTAATAGAGCCCATAGATGAAGGGCCGCTGGATGATTGGGGCTACGCTTTTAGAAATATACGCGGTGTAACAGAAAAGTTATCAAATCATGCATCTGGTACAGCCATAGATTTAAACGCACCAAAGCATCCGTTAGGTGCCGTAGGCACATTTCCGGCTGAGCAGGTGCCAATGATCCGGGCCTTGGCTAAAAAGTACGGCCTGCGCTGGGGTGGCGATTACTTAAACCGCAAAGATGAGATGCACTTTGAAGTGGATATTACGCCGGTCAAAGCGGCCGCGTTAATTGTTAAGTTAGGAATATAGATGGTAACTAGCCAGGTAACAATAACTACGACGCCTACCCTTTTAGTAGCTGCAGATCCGCACGATCAAACCGTATTATTGCATTGTGAAAGCGGCAGTGTTTACGTAGGAAACGCCACAGTAACTGATGCCAATGGTTACAAATTAGACAACCAAGACACTATAACCTTACCCCTAGGGGCTTATCAGGCGCTATACGGTATTACGTCATCAGGTACTAACGCGGTATTTGTATACGCCGAAGTAAACTAAGGAGCAATAATGGCACTAAAGCAGATGTTTCTATCATGGGTAAGAGCTGCGCTGGCTTCCGCCGGTGCGCTATTTATGGCCGGTACTACCGACCCTAAGACCCTAGGTTATGCCGCGCTGGCCGGGTTTATAGGTCCGGTCCTAAAGTGGCTAGACCCATCAGCTGTAGAATTTGGTCGAAAGAAGTAACATGGATTCATCGGACTGGGCCGCGATTTGTGTTGCCGTGGTAACGATTGTTAGCTCATTCGTGGCTTCAGTCCGGTGGCTTGTTAAGCATTATTTGAACGAGCTCAAAGAAAATGGCGGCTCATCGATTAAAGACACGGTTACGCGCCTAGAGGAAAAGGTCGAAATACTGTACGAAATGATGCTTCATAACGAGAAATAGACCCTGTACTGCGTGTCGATAGTTGCAGATTGTCGGTGGCCGGGCTTACCCTTTTAGTATTGGTAACGACGGGTTATCGGTAGTAAGGGCTAAAATGGAACTAAGGGAATGGGTCGCGTTAATTGTTACGCTGGTCCTAATAGCAAGTTATACCTACAGTCTAGGTTACAAAGACGGCAAGCGCGAAGGTTACCTGCAAT